CAGAGCCGACTCCCGAGCCACTTCCTCCCGAGCCGCTCCCACCGGAGCCCGAACCGCCCGAGCCGTCGCTGCCCGAACCGCCCGAGCCCGTTCCACTGCCGCCGCTCCCTGAACCACCACCACTCCCGGTTCCCGAGCCGCCAGTCCCCGAGCCCGAACCGCTTCCGGACCCGATCGGAAACGGGAGGCCAACCTTGACCACGGCCCAACGCGGGCTGCCGAATAACCAGGGTTCTTTCCAAAGAATGAACGCTGCGCCGGTACTGTTGGTGACCAGCACATTGGACAGATCCCCCACGTCGGCCCACTCGTCACTCTCGCTGGCTACTGCGATCCGAGCGACGGTTACGCCGCTGGCGATTGCCAGCCCGATGGCCCCGGCGGCGAGGGGTTCGAGGAGCACGACGAACTTCCCGAAGTGATCGCGCCGATTAGGCGTGACGCCCACGAGCGTGACGTGGTTCTGGAAAGTGAGAGGCGCGACCGATGGAAGGAAGAGAGGGCGGTCCACGCCTAGTACTTCAAACCGTGCCCGATCCCCGCCGCTTTCATTGCGGACCTTGAGGATGCCGCTATGCCGGATGTCGAGCGCCGGATCTTGCCCGCGATTGTGTTGCCCGCCACGCACCGCGCGGGCCGCGTCAATGAAGGAGTTGTACGCCTCGGCGGGAATCGAGAGGCTTTGTTTGGCCTGAACCTTCTTGAAGGGGTCGCCCATTCGTTAGATTCCTAGGCCCGAGAAGTCACCGCTCTCATACACCTTCTCGACGTAGACCGCGAACGGTCGTTTCACGAGGATGTTGGCATCCTCCACATCGGCGTAGCGGACCCAGAGGTATTCCCACCCCTTCTTGTCGATTCCACCGATGCCGCCAATCGCGAGCCCGGTAACATTTGGACTGGCGGCGAAACGGAACGAGATCTCCCAGTCGTCCTCGCCCCGCTGGGAACCTGAGGCGCCGAGGAAGAGGACTTCGCCGGCGGCGAACCCTTTAAATGCCGCGTTGTTGACCCGCCCGGTCAGGGAGAACAGCGCCCCCTTGTACGCGCCCGTGACGTCGGCGGTCGGGATGTAATGGGTTTCGGCGAAGCTGTAGACCGGAACGACGATGTCGGCCCCTTCGACGGCGTCATGCGTCACGCCGATCGCCCCTTTGAAATCGGGCGCGCCGCCTGGATACCGGGCGACCGTGCTCAGGCTTTGGGTAATGTGCTGAGTGCCGCCGCCCGTATCGAAGGAAAAAGACGAGTCACCCGGCTCCTTGGGCTCCTTCTTTCCGTAGCGGACCGAGGCGTCCCAAACGCCGCCACCCAAGTGCGCAACGTGGTAACTTTGCCGCACGAGGCCGGCGTACGTGGGCGGCGACGAGGCTTCGACCAGCAACTTTACGGTCAGGTCATCTTCGGTCCCTTGGATTGCATACAGGAGATCGACCGACGAGTCTTCGCCGACCGTGGCCTCGCGGCTATCGAACTTCTCGTCGATCGTGATGGTCATCCGCGTCGCCTCCTAAGCGAAAACGATGCCTCCGTGCTGTACTTCGCCCAAGATCTTGCCGAGCTTCTTATCCATCGCCTCGGTGGCTTTGGCGGTCCGATCGGCGGCGTCCCCCGCGCCAAGTCCCCGGACCGCGGCGAGTGCGTTGAACGTTCCTTGAACGTCAACCGTCCGCTTGGCGGCGGCTTCGGTGGCCTGGGGCGCTTCCTCAGCAATCTGGCGGAAGCGTTTGGCCCAATCCGGCGCAGGAACGTGAGGATTCTCCTCGGCGTTTACTTGAGCCCTCTTCTCGGCAGCGGCGGCAATTGCCTTTCGCCATTCTTCCCGCGCGGCAACGAGCGGCTCAGCGGCTTTTGCGAGCTGCTCGCTACGTGACTTCTCAAGTGACTTCTGTTCCCGCAGCAAGTCCTCGCCCAGTGCACCGGAGCGGTCGGCCTGCTCGCGTTGGATCTGCTCCTTGCCTGCATCTCGCTGCTGTTGACCGGCGGCGATCTTTTCGTTGGCTTGCTTAAACGCATCCCGACTCCCCGCCAGAGCCGCCTCGTCCACCTTGGCGAATTCCGCCTCGACATTGATCGTGTCGTCGAAGAACGACTTGAGGAGTACGCCCCCTTTCTCGAGCAACGCCACGATATTGTTCCAGGTATGCGTGACGAGCGCCACGAACTGGGTCCAGCCCGTCGAAAGCGCAGTGACGACGTCAAGCCACATGGACTGAAGGCCCGCCCAAGAGTCGCTCAGCATCAAGGCCAGCCCCGTGACCGCCTCATTCCAGGTCTTGAGGAAGGCAATCTTGAACTCGATCCACAGGGATTCGAGGAACCCGATGCCACGGACCCATTCCTGCTGCAGGGTGAGCCAGAGCACTTTGGCGGCCAGCGCCAGGTCCCCTGCGGCAAGTGCATACCCGATCCCCTGCAGCGCCGTCATCATGCGGTCCGAGAGTTCGGAGAACTTCTCGCCCAGCCACGCCAAAGCCTGTTGGCCGGTTTCCGTGAAGGCGAAGAATGCCGCTGCCAGGCCGGCAATCGCAATCACGGCGATCCCGATGGGGGAAGTGAGCGCGGTAAACGCGGTCGCCAGCGCGGGGCCAAGAACCGCCGCAGCCGCTCCGATCGCCTTCAGAATCACGGAGACGCTGCCCAGGGCGAAGCCGATCAGCTTGCTGCTAACTCCGAGCGTAACGAGCGCCGCTCCTGCGGCGCCAATCGCCACCACGACGCCGAAAAACGTCTGCGAAATCCATTGGTTCTTCTTGAGGATGGTCTCGACGAAGCCGGCGTATCGGGTGATCGCTCCGGATACAGCCCCCAGCGGCATCGAAATGGCATCGCCAATGGCAATGCCGATCCGTTCGAGTGCACCCCAAAGCCGACGAAACGAACCCCAGAGCGTATCGTTCATGATCTCGGCCTTTCGCGAGACCGGCAGCGAGCCTTCCACCTTGGCCGTGAACTCGTCCCAGCCTTGCACCCCCTGTTCCATCAGGATCGATCCGGCGCGGATGGCGTCCGCGCCGAACAGCTTGTAGAGCGCCTGGTCACGCGCGACCTTATCGAGCCCTCCGAGTTTCGTTTGGAGTTCACCCACGATCGCCCGCAAGGGCCGCATAGCTCCCGAGGCATCTCGGGTCTTAATCCCGAACTGATCGAGAACCTCTTGGGACTCGCCCACCGCGCCCGTCAGGCGCAGCACCATGGTGCGCAGCGACGTACCTGCATCCGAGCCTTTGATGCCGGCGTTCCCCATAATGCCGATCGCCGTGGCCAAGTCCTGCAGGCGCTGGTTGGTGAGCCCGAAGGCAGCCGATGACTGAGCGAACGACTGGTTCATCTGCTCCAGTCCGATCGAACTTGCGTCGGCGGCCTTCGAGAGGATGTCCACCACCTGCGTGGCCGAGAGGCCCTCGCGGGCGAACACGTTGAGGGCGTCGGCCATGGTCGTGGCCGCGTCCGGAACCTCCAACTGCCCTACTCGGGCAAACTCTAGCGCCGCCTTGGCCGCGCCCCCCAGCACCTTCTCCAGCGGCATGCCCGTCTTGAGCAACTCCGTGAAGGCATCCACGACGGCGGTGGGGCTGGTCGCTGTTTCGCGAGAAAGCTGGAGCGCTTTGCGTCGCACCAGATCGAGTTCGTCGCTGGTAGGATTCGCAACGGCCCGCAGATTGGCCAGTGACTGCTGGAAATCCCCGAACGCTTTGGTGCTCGCGACCAGCGGCGTGGCTGCCACGGCCGCGACGTTCAACAGCTTCAAGCCCATCTCCTGGACCTGCTTGCCGAACATCGAGAGGCGACTCTGAGCCGCTTTGAGACCCGCGTGGAGCTTTTCGTCCTTCGCAATGATCTCGATGTAGGCGGCCCCGGCGCGGATAGCAGCGGCGGTTGTCACGTTGCGGGTACCTCCGGAACGAAGACCTGGCGGAGAGCATCGATGCCGACCTTGAGCTTCGGAGCACGCTTCGCGCTCGCGGCGCGCAGATAAGGATTGAAGTCAGCTGGTTTCAGCGCCGGCTTCTTGGGGTTGCGGTGGCAATTGGCGATCACCGCCGCGAGCAGCGAGGTTTGCGACCACTCGGCCTTACCCCGTCCCTCCGCCATCCAAACGAGCTCACGAAGCGTGAACGGCCCCGGCGCTACGCCGAGGATTCCGGCGAGCTCGTAGACGAAACGCCAGACGTCGAAAGGAGCTTTGCCATCTCTTGCTCCAGCGAGACCGACTCCAACCGACGCCCCGCCTCGTCGTAGACCATCCTCTCGAGGGCCTTTAGCTTGGCGACCGCCTTCCTGAGGAGCGTCCGGCGGTCGTTCGGGAAAAAATCGGCCAGCCCCTCCACCAGCGCTTCGGTGGCCCGATCGATGGCATCCCCCGCCATCCCGCGGGCGAAATCAGGTTCGGAGACCCCCTGCGCCTCCGTTTCGGGCTTCACGAGCGCGAAAATCACGTCGCAAAGCAACAGTGGATCGGTGGCCAATCGCTCGAAGAACTCACCGGATAAGGAGTTAGCGAGGTTGATGCCCGTCAGATCCCGCACGCGGCGGATGGAATCCACGTGCACGGCGATCGTCCAAGTCCGCCCGGCGTTGTCAACGAAAGTCTTCAAGATCTTCTCCTTTATATAGTGCGCAATTGGCGGGGCCTGCTTTCCCTACGCGACGACCATCCATTCGGGTGGGTTCGCGGCATACGTGGGCTTCAAATTGACCGAGGCGGTGATCGCCTCTTCGAGCGGCTCTGCCCGACTGAAGCTCATCACCGAGAACGAGGCCCGCAGCCCCTGGTTGCCGGCCACCGTGATATCGCCGTCCATGGCTGCCAGTTCGATGGGCGTCTTGGCGAAGAACGCGGTCTGGATCGCGGTAAATCCGGCATCCTCGCTGTCCCAGACCATCTCGAACTCGATCGAACCATCTTTCAAAGTCGCTGCCGTTGCTTTCCAACCGGCATTGCCTCGCGTGGAGACATCCGCTTCGCCCGCCTCCAGATTGAGGGTTACATCTTTGACGTTCTTAATCTCGACCCACACGGGTGCGGCGTAGGTGCCGGTGTTGCGGAACAGCTTCGCATCAAGGCCAAGTTTGTGGCTCATTGGGTTCTCCTTCTGTCTTCGGGGCAACTCGATGGGGGCGAACCCCACAGTGCTTCAGCAAGTAACAGATCGCTCCCACGAGAACCCGGATGTCCTCGGACGCATTGCCGATGACCAGATTGCAGCCCCGATGCACAATGCCACGGACCTTGCCAGTGCTGTGGTCGTGGTCGATCGTCTGCCACTTCTCTCCGAGAGTGCGGCCGCATATAGCGCAGTTCCCACCTTGGGACTCTATCAGGGAGTCGTACTCCTCAAGTGTGAGTCCGTACTGCTCGCAGCGCTTCCGCTTGGTATACGCCAAGACGTATGATCGTCTTCGCTCCGTCCAACGACCGTGGGCCGAGTTGGAGCAGTCGCGACAGACTCGCCGGGGATAAACCTGATCCGTGCGCTTAGGGAAAGCAGCAAGGGGCTTCTCAAGCGTGCAGGTACGGCATATGAACGTGCCGCGGGCGAGGATCTTCAGCCAGTCGAACTTGCTGAGATTGGGGACATACTCCTCCCCAGCTTGAAGTCGCAATCTTTGATACCGCTGCTGAGCAACTCTCGTGGCGCACGGATTGCACCTATTGGATCGACCATCTCGGCTCTTTCTGTCCTTGGAAAAGACCTTGATGGGCCTGATTGCACCGCATTTTCTGCACTCCTTTGAGCCATCGGGGTTAGGGTCTCTCTTCATGGCAGACAATCCCGTCATTCCATACGTCACCCGGGGGCTGGACCATCCAGCCACCGGGGCGGACTGAGGCGTCCGCTACTTCTTCTGCGCGACGGTCGGATCGGTAGGAGGCTTTTTGTCCTGCTGCTTCTCGATCAGGGACTGGACCATCGCGGCGATCTGCTCGAACAGGGCGTCGTCTAGCAGAAGGGTCTTTCCTGCAGCCTGCCGGCGCGAGCGAACGAACCGAACGCCCCATACGGCCAGGGTGATGACCGCCGGGATGCTGAAGCCGGTCGAGACCAGCGTCAGAATCGCCGACCAAGGCAGGTCACTGATCCCGACCTCTCGGCGGTCCGTCTGCACGAAGGGGAGCAGGCGACCGGAGATCTTGTCTTCGATCCGTCCATCGGCCGTGAAGAGCACCGCCGGCAATTCGTCGCGGCGCACGGCGTACTTGTCCTTGGCTTGCGCAAAGTCCATGAAGCGGACCTTAAAATTCTTGCCACGCTCGCGACGGAGACCGGCCAGAATCCCCTTGATCCGTCCATCGTTGGCCGCGTCGAGTCCGTCATCGGCGTCGGTGATGACCACCGCTTCCGGGTATTCGGCAACCGGAGTCGATTCGACGGGGGTCGGCTTCGGCTGGGGAACGGGAACAGGGACCGGAGTCGGAGTCGGCACAGGTTCCGGCGGAATCTTCAAAACATCCAACGGATCGACCACAGGGAGGGGCAACGGGGCGAGAGGATCCTCCTTGGGATTTGGCTGCCAGGGAGGATCGATCCCGTACTCGGCGTCGATCTGCTGGTGCCCTTGGGCCATCGGCTGCGGTCGAACCTTCGACACATACAGGCGAATGGCGCTGGTGATCTCGCGGGCCAGTTTCTCAGGCCTGCCGCCGTAGGCCGCCTGGTAGACGACTACGCCCGGATCTCCATAGCGGCCACTGCGGGGAGGCTGTACGAGGATCGTGGGAAACGTGGTCACCTTGAGGGCCGCGAATCGCCAAGCCTGACTCTTGTCCTCGCGCTGGTAGACGTTGTAGTGCGACCAGCTTTGCTTGGGATCGGCGGGGTTCGCCAGCGCTCGAAGCGAGGCATCCGACTGGAACTCGCGCTTCAGACGCTCGCAGGCAGGGCAGCCCTTCATCGACAGGACCGTGATGAACCACTTGTCCGCGTCCGAAGCGGGCGGCCCCATCGCTTCCACGTAGACGTCGGTCGTATCGGCTCGGTAGCCGCCTCCCACATGCTGGACCACGCTGCCCAGCCGACTCACCTCGTCGCGATCCACGACATAGGTGTTCTGGGGGACTTGCCCCAAGGCGGCGGAGCAAACCGCCAATAGAGCCACGGACATGAACCACACTCTGCGCATAGCATCCTCCCAGTGTTGAAAAATGGGGACTCGTAGCGATCAAGAAGTGCCGGCTACCACCAGCGGACGTAGCGCGGGCGAGCCGGATGGGGCGGGTAGTCGAGGATCACCACCCACTGGCCGCTGGCCAGGTGCAGCCGTCGAAAGGCTGCTTCGTCGTAGACATCGATCCGCTGCGGAGAATTGTTGTTGCAGACATACCACTTGCCCTGACTGGCGTCGTAGCCCATCAGGGTCTGGAAGTGGTTGGTGCCGGCGCCGATGGCAGCCCCTCGTCCGGTGGCGGTTGCCCACCGCATCCAATCAAAGGTGGACTTGCCTGTGATGTTGTAGGCCAGAATTCCACGTCGCTCACAATAGGCGGCCACTCGGCTGGGCCCTGATCCGCCCCGTTCGGCGCGACCATACTCGGTATCCCATAGCAGCGTCGCGGCCGCGGGGACGTTCTGATCGACCCCACACATGCCAACCGAGCATTGAACGCATGACCCGCCATAGTCGGGCGGATTGAGAAACCACTTTCGGATCTCCGCGGGCAACTCTACAGCTAGTTCAGGCCGCGCGGGCTCCTGAGCATTCGACACCGACGGGGCGACCAGGCTTACGATTCCGCAGAGGAGGAACGATGCTCTCTTCATGGGTTAGGCCCTCAATGATGTTGAGACAAGCGAACTCACGGTGCATCTCAAGTGCGGCCGCGTTGTAAGCGCGAGCGGCCTCGACTTGAGTGGGATAACAGCCCAGCCCGATCTTGCGATTCTCAAACCAGATGTAGGCCTCCCAGGGCCGTCCTGGATTTCGATTTCGGGCAACACCTTTGTACGGAGACGCCCCTCGGCGGACCCTCATGTTGCGGCGGTTCTCGGCGTTCGAACACACCCGCAGATTCTCACGCCTATTGTCGAGCCCATTCCCATTCCGATGATCGACGTGATCGCCGGGCTTTGCACCCAACAAGAGTCGATGCATGTAGTAGCCCTTGTCTTTGAGACTCGTCGATGCGGCATAAAACGTTTGGCCTCGCTTCGCAGCGTGCCATACAAAGGGCTCAAGGATCGCCATGTCCACACGGTCAATGATGACCACCTGTCCTTGCGTAAGTTGGATCTCACATGTCTCCAAGAACTGCTCCCTTCTAGCGAACGGAATGAGCCCACAACCGCGGCAGACGGCTCTGCACAATGGCGAGTGCCGGCCCCATGAACGGCCGCTTGGGATAGACTTCTCGCTTGTACCGCCCCCCGAACTCGTGGGCCTTGCCCGCGGTACCCACGATCGATGCATCGGGCCCAATCACCACGGTGCCCCGCTGCTTCTCGACCTTGTAGCGGATCGCGCGCCGCAACTGCCCTTTGCGGGTGCTGGGAGGCGTTCCTTCGGGCGACGGCTTCTTCCGCTTGCGGATGCTCCGCTTGGCGATTAGTCGAACCGTTGCCCCGGCGTGCCCCAGGTTCTTGAAACTGGCCTGCCCCACCCGATCGAGCACGGCCTTCGGCTGGACTCGGATCGAGACGTTGACGCGGATCATCCCTGCGCCGCGCGGAACACCTTGAACGTGAACGTCAGCACAGAAGTGAACTGTCGTAGCTCTTCCAGATGTTCAACGGCATAGACCGGTGCGTTCTCCGTTCTTGTCCAGGCCGCCGCGGTGTACATCGGCAGTCGCTTGAACTGAAAGCGATCGGCGATCTCTTCGATCAGCGAGGTGAGCGGATCGATCTCGTCGGACGTTTCTGCGTCGATCTTTTTCTGGACGGCAACGTCGATGGCGTACTCGTTCTGGCTCGTCTCGCGCGACAATCCCGTCGTGACGAGCCCCTTGGGAACGACGGTCACGCGGAGTATGGCCATGTCGGGCAGCTCGTAGATCGGCAGATACTTCCGCTCGGCCGTGAACGGAATCGAGAACGGCACGTCGTTGAGGCGCGCCTTCACCGCTTCGGCAATCAGGTCGATCGTAGCCATGATCAGGCAGTCTCCGTGGCGACATGCTTGGTGTGAATGCGGAGCGTCTTGCGGTACGGATCGGAATAGCGGAAGTGCGGCCGACCGCCGGGAGCCATGACTTCATAGATGAAGACGTTCTCGCCCACAGACTCGCGAACCCGATCCCCACGGTTGGGAAGCGTCGGCAGACCGTCCAGCACCAGGTCGGCCGTGAGGATCAGGTAGTCGCGAGATTCCGTCCGTTCGAGGATGCCGGTCGAGTTTTCCGTCTCGAACTCGGTCTTGCCGATCGTGGCCAGCACCTCGACCTGGCTAGCGCCCCGTCGATAGGTCACTGCCGTCGTGGCATGACGGGTCCGCTGGTCTTCCAGCCAATTGCTGCCCCATTGAAGGAGGTTTCCCATCCGGCCTCCCAGTTACTGGGACATGCGAATGCGGGCGGTGTCGTCCGTTTCGCCGGCGAGCCGGACGGTCTTGCCGAGCAGCTTGTTCCCGGTGGCCGACTGCGTCGCGACCTGTTCAGCTTCGTCCCAGTACATCGGATCCCCCGCGGGATACTCGATGCCATCGCCGACCAGCTTGGGAAAGTCGAACACACCTTCCACCGCCAGCGCTCCGAGCTTGCCGGCTTTGATGTCGAGCCGGGTGATGCCTACCAGATCTCCCTGGACCACGACCGTCCCCGCCGCAACATCGGCCACGGGCGTGTAGTCGACTGCGGCCCCTTCGTGCACAAAAACAACGGGCATGAGTGATTACTCCAAAGTGGGAGGATCGATCACGGAGTCACGAGCGTGGCCTTCACCGCGGCGCGGGAATCCTGAACATTCGCGCCAAAGTCGAAGAATCCCCGGTATTGGACTCCGAGCGTGTTGAAGTTGGTCTCGGCCGACTCGATCGTGGGAGCCCGCTTGCCGCGGAGGTAGGCGATCTCAATGGCCGAAACATCTCCCGGGTCCGCAAACAAGTACCAGTCGGTGGCACTATGTCCCGGAAGGGACGGGAGGTTCAGGTAGGGGGAAGCCACCGGTCGGAACTTGCCGGCATGCGGGTTCGAGGCCGGCTTGGCCTTGTTGTTGGCCGGCACCTGGTTGAGCCAAATGTCCTTGTAAAGCTGTTCGGCGACCACTTTCAGCGAAGTCGGCACCAACAGAACCGCCGGTTGGACCAGAATCGGCTTCCCGTGCTGATCTACCCGGTCCAGAAACATCTGCTCGGCCTGGGTCAGCGTGTCGATGTCCAGCGTCGACGCAATCGTCAGAAGGTTGGCGTTGCCGTTCGAGAAAAAGCTGCCCGGGTTCGATAGCAATAGCGTGAAGACGATCTCTTCGAGCGCCAGAGCCGACATCCGCCCGATGGCCCGCGGGATCTGTAGGAACGCGCCCAGGTCATCGTTGATGATCATCTGTCGCGTGAGCGCGATCATCCGACCGTACGTCTCAACCTGGTTCGTGTAGGACTCTTCGCTCAGCTCGGCGTGCTTGAGCTCTCCGTCCGGTCCTACCTTCTGGAACACGCCCGATCCGGTCATCCGATAGCGAGTGACCTGCTTGAAATCGTTGACGTCGGTCTCGCTGCAGAATTCCTGCGACACCACGTTGACCGCCTCGTAGGCGGCCAACATCGCCTTATTGGCTACGTTGGAGAGAATGCCCGACAGGCTGATCGTCGAGAATCCGCCGGCGGCCTGCAGCGTGCGGTCGTTGGCGACGAAGGCGGCGCGGATCGTGTCGTTGTCGACGCGACCCGGCCGGACGTAGCCGCCGCTCGCGCGGATCACCTCGTACAGCAGCGTGTGGATGCCTGCGCCCTGCAGATCGCGGGCGGAAGCCGCGTCCATCGTCGGCGCGTCGTACCACTTGCTCACCTGGTCGGCCGGCAGGCCCGCCGACATGCAGAGAGCCGCTTCGAGGGCGCGGGGAGTCTTCGGATCCTCCGAAGCATGAATGGCAGGGCCGGTGGGGCGGCCTACCCGCAGCACTTCCAGTTCCGTTCGCTGGGTATCCCACCCCTCAGAGATCGACTTGGCCTCGATCTCGGGGAATCGACCGGCGCAGATCTTCCGGATCTGGAGCGTGCGGGCCAGTTCCTGTCCTAGTTCGGCGCGGAGTTGCGCCACGGCGGCAGAGGCATCCGATGCCCCATGTTCCCCATCCTGAGTCGATCCCTCGTTCGCCGCCGGGGCGCGC